GTTATAGACAGCGAAGCAATTGGTGATCAAATGCAACAACTCTCCTTACTCTTCCATGAATCAAGCCAAGTTCTACCATTCTCCAAAAGAGAGACTTGGGTTAAGAGACTTGCAGCATAATACAACCCGGCCTCAGCGCCGGGTTTTCTTTGCCTCACGTTCGCCCACCTAAAAACACATAACCAATTATATTTATTGAAAAATAAATAGATGCAACCCACTAAACCACGCAATTCTGATCTCTCCTTACATCGCCGAGGCAATACATCCACGCTAAAAAACAACACTATTAAATACAAAGCGTTATAAAAAACCACGCCAACTTACAACAAATTGTATTGATCTTGTAAAGTACATATCGTACTATTTAACCGTCAGCAGGACGCTGGAAGCCAAATGGAACAGACTGGCAGGCTCTTTAAACAACGTCGACTCTCGACTACGTGGCTGAAAAGCCAGATCACCCAACCACATAAGCTGTGGGATGCAATGCCGAAGCAACCGTCTCAGGAGGAGCTTCGAGATTGCATCGCCAAAGTTTATTCGGGAGGAATCCATGTCCAGAAAAACAGAATTTAAAGGCACCGCAGCTTCTCGCCGTAGAGCTCGTCGCGCAAATCTGCAAAGTCAGGAGGCGATCAGCTCCGACAAGCTACACAGGCCAACCCCTTCACGAGTGGTCTTGCAATGCAAGCTCAAACCAGCAATGAGAGCAGAAGTGATAACTCTGACAACGTTGACCAGAAAATATGAAGGTTCAACTTGTCTTCCGAACGTAGCTCTTTACGCGGCAGGCTACCGGAAATCAAAACAACTGACGGCGAGATGATAAATTCATTTGCTAATTACTTGTTTTTGCCATGCTTATCCTGAGCGATAAGTTCATCCATAAGGCTGTCTGCCTTCCCGGCAAACCTAATGTAGCACTCATGTCTATAGCTTTCAGGGATAACGAAACGGTCGGTATCAGGATATCCAACAGCAGGAGGCCTTCGAACGAGGAGTCCTTTTTTGAGCAATGAAATTGATTCATGAGCGCCCTTTTCCGTTTGTAGCTGGTTATTAGCGGCTACAGCGAATGCCAAATACGCTCTTTCTCCAAGAGTTAACGAATCAAACAAATCTTGCACATATTTTTCTTCTTTAGATTTGCGCTTCTGAGCAGCGAATACCTCAATTCTTTCAGTCACAGCGTGATAAGCGGAATTAACAACGCCGTTAAGCACATAGCTAACGCAAAACAACAGGATGTAATACATCCAGTAATGAGGAAGGATTTCTGGATTATGCAGGTTTATCCATTCTTTTACGCTTACCGGCATAACAATAATCAATATGATCAGGATGATTAGCATATGAATCAACTGTTTAAGTGTCATTCCTTGCAGGAAAAAATGCATTAGTTCCTGCCACCATGAGTTGTTCATCGGCGTTTCTCTTTTGCTCTCTGTAGGGGTGAATAGAGTTTATCCGATTTCTCGTTGTAGGGGTACACGAGAACCACCGAGCCTGATGTGGTTAAAAGACAGGCACAATCTTTACTACCGCAATCCACTATTTAAGGTGATATATGGAAGAAGAATTTGAAGAGTTCGAAGAGCATCCTCAAGATGTGATGGAACAATACCAGGACTATCCGTATGACTACGACTATTGATACAAATCAATGGTGTGGACAATTCAAACGATGCAATGGATGCAAGCTGCAATCGGAATGCATGGTTAAGCCTGAAGAAATGTTTCCTGTAATGGAAGATGGGAAATATGTCGATAAATGGGCAATACGAACGACGGCAATGATTGCCAGAGAACTTGGTAAACAGAACAACAAAGCTGCCTGATAGTGGCCTTTATTTTTGGCATAAATAACAGAATAAACACTGCACTGTGTATTCATTCCAACGAGTGAATACACGGAGCAATGTCGCTCGTAACTAAACAGGAGCCGACTTGTTCTGATTATTGGAAATCTTCTTTGCCCTCCAGTGTGAGGGCGATTTTTTATCTATGAGGATATGAATAGATGTCAAACATCAAAAAATACATCATTGATTACGACTGGAAAGCATCAATAGAAATTGAAATTGACCATGACGTAATGACAGAGGAAAAACTTCACCAGATTAATAATTTCTGGTCAGACTCTGAATACCGACTCAATAAACACGGCTCTGTATTAAATGCTGTATTAATCATGCTGGCGCAACATGCTCTGCTTATAGCAATTTCAAGCGACTTAAATGCATATGGTGTTGTGTGTGAGTTCGACTGGAATGATGGAAATGGTCAGGAAGGATGGCCTCCAATGGATGGTAGTGAAGGAATAAGAATTACCGATATCGATACATCAGGAATATTTGATTCAGATGATATGACTATCAAGGCCGCCTGAGCGCGGCGTTACCGCATACCAATTACGCTTCACTCGAGGCGTTTTTCGTTATGTATAAATAAGGAGCACACCATGCAATATGCCATTGCAGGGTGGCCTGTTGCTGGCTGCCCTTCCGAATCTTTACTTGAACGAATCACCCGTAAATTACGTGACGGATGGAAACGCCTTATCGACATACTTAATCAGCCAGGAGTCCCAAAAAATGGATCAAACAATTATGGCTATCCAGACTAAATTCACTATCGCCACTTTTATTGGCGATGAAAAGATGTTTCGTGAGGCCGTCGACGCTTATAAAAAATGGATATTAATACTGAAACTGAGATCAAGCAAAAGCATTCACTAACCCCCTTTCCTGTTTTCCTAATCAGCCTGGCATTTCGCGGGCGATATTTTCACAGCCATTTTCAGGAGTTCAGCCATGAACGCTTATTACATTCAGGATCGTCTTGAGGCTCAGAGCTGGGCGCGTCACTACCAGCAGATCGCCCGTGAAGAGAAAGAGGCAGAACTGGCAGACGACATGGAAAAAGGCCTGCCCCAGCACCTGTTTGAATCGCTATGCATCGATCATTTACAACGCCACGGGGCCAGCAAAAAAGCCATTACCCGTGCGTTTGATGACGATGTTGAGTTTCAGGAGCGCATGGCAGAACACATCCGGTACATAGTTGAAACCATTGCTCACCATCAGGCTGATATTGATTCAGAGGTATAAAACGGATGAGTACAGCACTCGCAACGCTGGCAGGGAAGCTGGCTGAACGTGTCGGCATGGATTCTGTCGACCCACAGGAACTGATCACCACTCTTCGCCAGACGGCATTTAAAGGTGATGCCAGCGATGCGCAGTTCATCGCATTGTTGATCGTCGCCAACCAGTACGGCCTTAATCCGTGGACGAAAGAAATTTACGCCTTCCCTGATAAGCAGAACGGCATTGTTCCGGTGGTGGGCGTTGATGGCTGGTCCCGCATCATCAATGAAAACCAGCAGTTTGATGGTATGGACTTTGAGCAGGACAATGAATCATGTACATGCCGGATTTACCGCAAAGACCGCAATCATCCGATCTGCGTTACCGAGTGGATGGATGAATGCCGCCGCGAACCATTCAAAACCCGCGAAGGCAGAGAAATCACGGGGCCGTGGCAGTCGCATCCCAAACGGATGTTACGGCATAAAGCCATGATTCAGTGTGCCCGTCTGGCCTTCGGATTTGCTGGTATCTATGACAAGGATGAAGCCGAGCGCATTGTCGAAAATACCGCATACACTGCAGAACGTCAGCCGGAACGCGACATCACTCCGGTTAACGATGAAACCATGCAGGAGATTAACACTCTGCTGATTGCCCTGGACAAAACATGGGATGACGACTTATTGCCGCTCTGTTCCCAGATATTTCGCCGCGACATTCGCGCATCGTCAGAACTGACACAGGCCGAAGCAGTGAAAGCTCTTGGATTCCTGAAACAGAAAGCCACTGAGCAGAAGGTGGCAGCATGACACCGGACATTATCCTGCAGCGTACCGGGATCGACGTGAGAGCTGTCGAACAGGGGGATGATGCATGGCACAAATTACGGCTCGGCGTCATCACCGCTTCAGAAGTTCACAACGTGATAGCAAAGCCCCGCTCAGGAAAGAAGTGGCCTGACATGAAAATGTCCTACTTCCACACCCTGCTGGCTGAGGTTTGCACCGGTGTGGCTCCGGAAGTTAATGCTAAGGCGCTGGCGTGGGGAAAACAGTACGAGAACGACGCCAGAACCCTGTTTGAATTCACTTCCGGCGTGAATGTTACTGAATCCCCGATCATCTATCGCGACGAAAGTATGCGCACCGCCTGCTCTCCCGATGGTTTATGCAGTGACGGCAATGGCCTTGAGCTGAAATGCCCGTTTACCTCCCGGGATTTCATGAAGTTCCGGCTCGGTGGTTTCGAGGCCATAAAGTCGGCTTACATGGCCCAGGTGCAGTACAGCATGTGGGTGACACGAAAAGATGCCTGGTACTTTGCCAACTATGACCCACGAATGAAGCGTGAAGGCCTGAATTATGTCGTGG